AAGAGAAGTATTCCGGGAAACCGGGCAAGAATTCTATGGGCTTAAAATCAATGATGATGCTTCAGCGAATAACTGGTGGGAAATTAAACATCATAACGGGGGAATGGTTACTGCTGGAGTAAGGGGAGCAATAACGGGGAAAGGGGCTAACGTTCTTATCATCGATGACCCGGTTAAAAATGCAGAAGAAGCAAGAAGCAAGCTAATCAGGGACAGAAACTGGGACTGGTTTCAATCTACCGCCTATACGAGATTAGAACCTGATGGGGCAATAATACTTATTATGTCTAGGTGGCATTACGATGACTTAGCTGGAAGATGCTTAGCAGAAAGTGAAGAACATTGGGACGTGATAAACCTACCAGCGATAGCAGTTGAAGATGAGAATTATAAATATGTGAAAAGGAAAAAGGGAGAAGCTTTATGGCAAGACCGTTTTAGTCTTAAAAGGTTATTAGAAATAAAGAACGAGATAGGCAATTATTGGTTCAATGCCCTGTATCAGCAGTCCCCTACCGAGGAAGAGGGGAATATCTTTAAGAGGGAATACTTTAAATACTTCGAAGAGGAAGATGATTTTTACGTTTTGAATGATGTTGACAGAAAGCGATATAAGAAGTATGATTGTATTACATTCCAGACTATTGATTTAGCTATTTCTGAAAAAGAGAGTGCAGACTATACGGTAATTGGAACTTTCACAGTAACACCGAAAAAAGATTTGCTAGTCCTGGATATCTACCGGGCAAGGATAGATATGCCGAAGCAGAGACAGGTAATACAAGACCTTTATTACAAGTGGAAGCCGGCGTATATAGGAATTGAAAATCAAAGCTATCAGATGGCATTGATACAGGAGTTACGACAGATGGGCTTTCCGGTAAAGGAATTGAAAGCAATAGGAGATAAAACGGCTAGGGCATTATCAATTTCCACAAGGTATGGGGCAGGAACGGTATATCACAAAAGAGGAGCTAGCTGGATAAACAATCTAGAGGAAGAGTTATTACAATTCCCACACGGGGAACACGATGACCAGGTTGATGTTTTGAGTTATGCTGGTTTGGAGGTAGTAAAAATGGGAGTACCGATGGATAATAAAACAAAAGAACTAGTGAGAGGTATAAGAGTATATGAATAATATATTAGGGAAGATAAAAGATTTCTTTACCGGGGAAACTTCTACGTTACTCAGTTATACCCCGGGCAATTTATGGAACGATTATTATCTCAATACCGGAAGAATGAACTATTCTTTAGCTAGAAGTTTGTATAGGAACATAAATGATAAATATAAGCTAGGGGCTGGATTCTCAAAGCCGGTGATTGATACAACCGTTGGCTTTATGGGAACTCCGCATTTTAATGTTAACGATGAAAACTTCCAAGGAATCCTATCTGATATTGAGAATAGGTGGAGTGGGAAATTTATCCGAATACATAGGGACACCTTACGAGACGGAGATTGCTTTGTAAGAATAGAAAGGGTAAAGAATAAACTTACCGGGAAACTGGAATTTGACCTGGAACTTATACCGCCTGAATTCGTTACCCCTATTTTGAACCCGCTGACAGGAAGCTATAGTAAAGTAATCATAAAGCATATTGTCCCTGTCTATGATAATAAAGGAAATATCACAAGGAACGCAGAAATAATAGAAACTATTACAGAGAAGGAGATAGCAATCGAGAGCACTGGTGGGGATTATTTAGAGATTGAAGGAATACAGGAAAATATGTGGGATTTAATCCCCATTATTCATTTTAAAAACGAAGCAGAGGTTAATCAATTATTCGGCGTTTCTGAACTGGAAGCTATAGAGCCGTTTATGAAGGTTTATCACGATACAATGCTTTTTGCTGTCCAGGGCGCAAAACTCTTTGCAAGACCGAAAGTAAAATTCTCTTTGAACTCAATTCAGAAGTTTCTAGAAGATAACTTCGATAGCAATGAACTTAAATCGGGGAAATTACGGTTTCAGGACAAAGAGATATTTTTATTACAAGAAGGGGAAGATGTGAGCTTTATAACGGCGGATAGTGGATTGTCGGCAATTACTACCTTACTAGAGTTTATTTATTATTGCATTGTTGATGTTTCGGAGACACCGGAATTTGCTTTCGGAACGGCGGTTCAATCTAGTAAGGCAAGCGTAAGTGAACAGATGATACCCTTAGCTAGGAAGATAAGAAGGAAAAGAACAATGTTTGAGGAATATTATCAAGAGCTTATCTTTACGTTTTTGGCAATGTATAGCAAGATAAATAACATCAAGCTTGATACAGAGATAAGAATTGATTGGGATGAAATATCTCCGAAAAACGACCTGGAAATTGCCACTACGATAAATAATCTTGTTGCTGGATTAGTGAACGGGGTTAATGCTGGAATTATCTCAGTCCGTTCGGCTAGTGAATTCTTGAAGGAATACATTCCGTCGATGGTAAACTGGACTGAAGAAGGGGCTGATGATAGTGAGCTTAAAAGAATAGCAATGGGCTATGCCTTAAGGCAAAGGCTAGAAGATGGGCTAATTGAACAAGCGATAAACAATGAATAGAACTGAATATGAAGCATATATAAAACAGGCAAGGAAAGTATATCAGAGACAGGAAGAGATAACGGTTAACGATGTGAAGAATTCCCTTAAACGAGCTATAAAAGTCTGTTCTGAACTTATAGAGAATTCTGAGGACTTAAAGAAGGATTATTATGCTTATCTCTTGCAGGAGATAAATACAATCATAGATAATCTCAATGAAGAGTTTAAAAATGCGATGTATACAGGTATTAGGCAGTCAATACATATCTCAAATGATATTACTGGAAAAATATTACAAGATGTTGCCGGGGATATTTTTGACAAAGTAGAAATTGCAAGGTTTATTACAGATTTAGATGAGAGGAGTTTTATGAGCTATCTTTCCAAGACTTATAAAGGAAATCTCAAGATTTCGGATAGGATATGGAATATAAGTGAAGAGGCTAGGAGACAGATAACAGAAACAATAGAGTCAGGAATAACCTTAGGAAGAAACCCTAGGGCAGTAGCAGAAGACCTAAAAAGGTTTTTGAATCCTGATGTTGCAAGACCTCTCCGGGAAGAAACAAGAAAACGGCTTGGGTTCAAGGAGGATATCCCAATGCAAGCCGCAAGGCTTGCAGTTACGGAGATGAACAATGCCTTTTATGAGGGAAATATAAACAGCTATAATGCGTTACCCTTCTACGAGGGTGTTTACTGGAAACTATCTAATGCCCACGTTGTTACTGATATATGCGATGATTATGCTCATCATAACGGAGACGGCTTCTTTCTGAAAGGAGAAGAACCCGTTAAACCGCATCCGTGGTGTCGTTGCTATGTTGTTCCTGCCTTCCAAGACAAAGTGAAAACAATTGAAGACCTAAGAGATTGGGCAAGGAATCCATTAAGCAACCCGGAACTTGAGAATTGGTATAAGCTTAATAATAAGACCCTTTCTAGACCTATTGAGATAAAAGAAGAAAAGAAAAAGTGGAAAACAAATGAAAGAGGATTCCCTATAGGAGATACAGCAGAAGCGGAACAAATAGCAAGAGAGTTGAACCTTGCCGATAATATTAGCTATTACAATATGCCTGCAGAGATAGCTAATATGATAAACGAAGCAGTAGCCGATGTCTTGAAAGACTTCCCTGAAAGCAGGGCACAATTTAAACTGGTAGGCTCACACGAAGTAGTAGAATGGTGCAGGTTTATAGAAGGGCAATGCAGAAACGAATTAGGAACAGCAGCAATAGAAATAAGGGAACTATCAGAAAAGCTACGGGCAAAGGGCTTATCAGCAAGAGAAAAACAAACCTTAGAAAAAGCAATTGATGGATGGAAGAAGAAAGCTAAGGAACTCCAAACCCTTCTGACCGACAGAGATTTGCAGATAAAGGAATTTGAGGCTAAAGGGAATATTTATAAGAAATATAGAAAAAGGTATGAAGAGGTAGTGGCTATAGAAGAAAAAGAGATGGGTCCAGCGGTAGCATATACAGGACAAGGGAAAATGGTTGGCTTAATGCCGAAATATTATGGGAAAAGCTCTGAAAAATTATTTCAGTATCAATCTGAGATACATAACTGGGTTCCGCACGGAGGAAAGAAGGAGAGTGTCCCCTACCATGAAGCAGGGCATCAGATTTTTGACTTTATTAAGGACAGAGGGGATGTGAGTGAGATTACAACCTTATATAGGGACGTAAAAGGGGGCTTCACTGAAAAAGACCGTGCCCGGATGTTATCGGAATATGGGTTTTCTACAGTAGATGAAATGGTAGCAGAAAGTGTTGCAGAAGTTAAAATGGCACAGAGAGAAGGAGAGAAACCCCAAGATTTTGCTAAAAGAGTGTATGGAATGCTACAGGATATATATGCGAAGTATGGAAGATAAAAAATACAGGAGGCTATAATGCTTAAAATATCACCGATATGCTTTTTTTGCGAATACTTTTTGAATAAAGAAACAGGGGAACACACCTGTAAGGCATTTCCGGAAGGAATTCCGGAAGAAAAGCTAATGCATTCGAATGATAGGTTGATTGGATGTAAAGGGAAGTATAAATACCTTCCCGGTTGGAACTGTTTTTATTGCGATAAATATCTAGGGGCAAGAAAATGCTTGGCATTTCCGGATGAAATTCCAGATAAAATTTTTAACCGAGAAATGTCTCAACCGGAAGTTTGTAATAATGGGCTAGGCTTTAAAATAGATAGAAAAACGTTTCAAGATATGCTAAAATTATATAAGGGATAGACTATGTCGGGAATAATATTATACAGAAGTAATGCTGGATTTCAGACGAAAGATAATATGGGAAGGTGGAAAGGTAAAACAATCTATATCTTGGAGGAAAGAAATGAATATAGGAGAGCTTCTACAGAGAAATCTGCAGAAAGCGATAAATTACGCAAAGATAGGTCTTCTACAGGAGACGCAAAGAAACTTGAACAAAGCAATGCAAAACAAGATAACAGAGCTAAAAAAATACAATAAAGAACTTGAAGCAAGGAACTTGGTAACGTCCCCTACCAACGCACCCGGGATAACCCAAGCTGGTAGTAGGAATCTTAAATCGGCTTTAATGAGGTGAAAGATGAAGATATCAAAAGAAATTTCTAATAGGAGCTGGGGAGATGCAGATAAATCTGCTATATGGCAGAGGTTAAAGAGAGGGTTAGAAGAGGGAGAGGATGGAATAACTTCTGCGATAAGGGAAATGTATGCAGTGGTAAAAGCTCCTATCAATAGCGATTTGAGGGAAGCAGACTGTTTCGGACCGCATCACGAGATTAGGGGAGATACTCTTGTCTTGAACCGGGGAGGAGTAGTAGCTTGTTATGCAGCATTAAGAGGGGCTAGGGCAGAGCCTGACCTTTCTCCTGAACAGAAAAGCAAGGGGGTATCTCATATTATGAGGCATTACAAGGAATTAGAATTAGAAACTCCGGAAAACGAGATGGAAGAAATATCCGCAGAAGTTTCTGGAGAAATGAGCATAGATGATATCCCTGTCGCAAGCTGGGCAAAACTAGAAGAGCTTAAGAAAGATGATAATAATCCCTTGGAAGTTGTAGTCGCTATACCTACCAGCACAAGCAAGAGAGGTTGGAAATATACCCCGGAAGCACTCCAGAAAATTGTAAATTATGTAAATGAGCAAGGATTACACGGTTACCTAGGACATCAAGAGCCCGAGAAGGTGAATAACGAGTTTCCGAAACCCGTTACACACTGGGTAGGGGCAAAGTTTCAGGATAACACAGCTTATATTAGAGGAGTAATTGACAAATCAGCTGAGGACTTGAAAAGGTGGATAAAAGGCAATGTGGTAAGAACAGTGTCTGTCTTTGGTATCCCTACCTTGAAAACAGTAAATGGAGAAACACAAGTAGTAGATTATGCTCCCTTGTCTATTGATTGGACTCCCATAGGAAGGAATGGGATGCCGACAAGAATAGTTGCACAAGGGGAAATGAATGGAGGCGAAAATAAGTTGACAAAAGAAGAAATATTAGAAGGGATAAAAGAGTTAGAAATTCCGGTTGGGGAAATCCTACAGAACATTGGAAATTACCCAAGCACCAAAAGTGTGGCTGATACAAGTTATAGAAAAGGGGAGTTAAAACTTCCCAAGGGTATTGAAGAGGAATTGAATGAAGCCGGGAAATACATTCAGGCTAGAGAAATAGTTGGAGAGCTTGAAAAGATTTACGGGCTTGAGGGGGAAGATTTATTAAACAAGATAAGAGGTGATAGAGATGTCTCCTTGCGGAAAGAAAAAGAAGAAAGGGAGAGGCAGATAGATAAACTGGTAGGAGAGATGGTAACAGTAGAGGAAATAAGACCAGTGGTAAAGTTGCTTGTTGGAGAGATGAACACAGAGGAAGACATTAAAAAAACTATAGGAGAGATACTAGAGAGAGAAGAAATTAAGAAGCTTATTGATACCCTTTATACGGACAAGAAGATTGCAGGAAAGGTAACGGAAACTTCTCAAGTATCTACTTATAAGGAAAAGATTTAGGAGGTATTATGGGAAGAAGAGTAGCGGAAGATGATAGTTTAAAAGTAATACTTACCGGGGCAGTTGATATTAAGGCTGGAGATTGGATAGTTGCAAATGGAGTATTGGGAATGGCATTAGAGTCTATAAAACTCGAGGCATCAGAAAGCGGGGCAATAGCAATTGAAAGTGATGAGGGGATATATGAAACAGACCAAATAGGAGATGAGGACTTTGAGACTATTGGCTCTAAAATCTACTGGAACAATGAAAATAAAATATTCACCTTATTAGATAAAATAGATAAAGAAGACCCTGACCCTGATGTCCCCAATACTCTAGTAGGGGTTTTAACCGATGTAATAAAAGACGAAGAGGAAGTAATAAAGGCTATTCAGTTTTATTACTTCCCAACGATAGTATAGGAGGAAACGAATGGGAAGAAAAGTAGCGAACGGTGGAACATTAAAAGTTACGGTCACAGGACCGGCAACGATAAACAAGGGAGATTTTATAGTAGGCAATGGGGTTTTAGGAATGGCATTACAATCTGCAGTTTTGACGAGTGGGACAAAGGATATCGTTATACTCTTTGACAGAGGAGTATATGAAACAAGTCAGGTAAATACTAGCACTTTCAATACTCTTGGGACAAAAGTATATTGGAACAATTCTAGTAAACAGTTTACGGCAACAGCAGGAAGCAATAAGCTTGTTGGTGTGTTAACTGGTGTTAAAACAAACGGAAGTATAAAATTTCTATACTTCCCGACAATAATATATGGTGTATAGGAGGATGCAAATGGCTAAAATAATAACAGTTGACGCCCTTAAAGAAGAGAGAAGGAATCAAACGGTAGTAGAGAAAATCCCTTACGTGATAAGGGGAGAACAGAAATATGTTGAGAAAAAGCTTGTCAATGGGGAGATGGAACTCATAAAGCTTGATAAACCCTTTGGTGAAATGATGACGGCTATGGAAGGAGTGGAAAACCTTCTTAAGAAAGTTGCACTAGATGTTGATTTTGGAAGGGAGGCTGTTCCCCTTCTCTATAAGCCGATTTACAGAACAATAACGAACGCAGACTTTCCGCAAATCGTCCCGATTAACGAGTTTGTTCAGGCTCAGGTGGTATTTCTCCAGCACATCGAAGGACAGCAGATAGAATTCGGAACGAGGACAATGTATACTAACGATGGAGTGCCAATCATAACCTGGACAGCAGGTTTTGATGGGTGGACTCTTGAAACAGAGAAATTTGATGCTACTTGGAGTATCGAGGCTTATAACAGGGCTCTTGGAGAAGCTTATAACGCATTACTTAATCACCTTCATTTTTACCCGATTCTTTCAGAAAGTGGATATGCAACAAAGAATCATACCGCAAAAAACACTACAGAAGCAACATATTTACAAAAGCTTAGAGCTACCTTGAGGGCTGCAATTCAGCACGCTAATGCTGACTTAAACCCTGTTACCAATGCAAGGCGAAACCCTTCCATTGTATTGTGCTCTACTGCAAACCTTATGGACATACAAGATGCTTTAGGAAGAATGGTAATAGGTGGAACTGAATACCCGGCATTAGGGCAATTGAACACAATCATAGCTTATGATGGTTGGAGTGTTACTGTAGGGGCTAATACTTATACTTATCCTGGAGTTAGCTCAGGAGTTTGTTACCTTATTGACCCGAAGAGATATTTTATGGAGCTTGTAAAAGCTGACCTTACCATTGAAACCGGAGAACCCGATACCACAAGGTTAGTCAGAGCACCGATAGTAGCTTGGGCAATGAGGGGCGTTTTGGCTTCTCCCCTAGATGCGGTTGAGGAAGTGGAATTGCCGTAATGACCCCGACAAGTGAATTGAGAGCAAGCTTAAGAGCTTTATTGGTTGATTCTGTAACCCCTTATATGTTTACCGACGATGAGTTGAATTTAATACTTCAGGCGGTAAACAATATTTATGAAGGGGCTTATATAGGTTGGATTCAGAAAGCAGGAAAGCTAGTCTCTCAATTCGATAGAATACAAACCTTATCAATTGGGGCAGAAACGATAACTTTCTCTTCTCCTGGTGATATCATTGCTTATTGTATGAATATAGCTAATAACTATCGACAATTAGCAAAAGATTATGGGGAAGGTTCTAAGGCTTTTGGGCTAGAGACCCCTACCTTCGAAGGGATAGAATGAGTAAAATATCACAGGCACACCAAGCACTGATAGATATGAATAAGATAACAGCAACGATTAAAAGGATAACTATTGCCGATGATAATTCCGGAGGATTGACTAGAACCGAAACAAGTCCTGGAACAGTGGCTGGCAGGTTATTCATTCTTAGTGCCTCTGATATTCCTGGCTATGTGTTTACAACCGGAGGAGAGAAAAGAGAACAGCTTTATGGATTTGTATACGGAACGGGGACAACGCTAAACGATAGTTTAAGGGCAAAAGATATCTTGACAATAGACAGTAAACAATACGAAGTAGAGAATGTATATCCCCTTTCTTGCTACGGAAATACGTTTGGGTATATTGCTATTGTGAAGGAGATAGAATGAGTGTAACGGTTAATAAAGCATTTGATACGGAAAGGCTCTTTTATGGACTGGTATTACTTATGGCAATAGAAGGGAAAGAACTTGAAGGGGAAATGAAGGCTAATGCTCCCTGGAAAGATAGAACGGGAACGGCAAGACAATCCCTTCACGCAACGACGATAGTAGAAAGAAAACAGGTTACGCTTAGGCTTTCACACGGCGTCGATTACGGAATACATCTTGAATTAGGACACGCTGGAAGATATGCAATCTTAAAACCTACTGTCGACAAGCACAGAACGGAGATAAGAAGAATGGTGGAGTCATTATTCAGATGAGAGCAGGGATAAGGACGGCACTAGTTAATACAAATATTTTTAAGGGAGTTTATGATATGCAAGTCCCCACAGCAAAAACAGAGAAACCCTTCTGCGTTATAAAACAAAGCTCAGACACAAAAGCTGATGACTGGATTGGCTATAGAAGAAATTACGAGATATACCCTTACGTAGCAAGAGGAAGTTTTACTGACTTAGACGCTAAGGTTAATTCGGTAATCTCTGCTTTAGACAGAGTTCTCTTGACCGATAGCACAGAAACTTTCACGACTTTTTATACGGGCTGTGGGCAAGATTATGTAGATGAAGAATTTGAAGCCTTGACACGTCCCCTTTATTTTACCGTTATAGCGTTACGAGTATATGGAACATCAGAGTATGCTACAGAAGATGGCTGGGTAGATGGCTTAGAAACCCTACTAGGGAATAAGTTAACGGGCTGGAATAAATATACAGGGGCACTTCCGGAGGGATACTCTATGCCGGCGATTCTTATTCGGCTCATCTCAGATACAATAGAAAAGATAGGAACAGGAATGGAACTTGAGAGAAAGCGAATACGTATACATTTCTTGACAAAGACAATAAGCGATAGAGAAACAGGACTAAAAACAGTTATGTCAACCCTACCAAGAGGGGGCAAAGTGTTACTAGGGACTTCTGATTATGTTATAATTGATGATGTAACATCAGACTTAGAGGCATCACCTTTCGATATGGGACACGTTACTGTAGGGCTTGAAAAGATAACATTGAGTAAAGAAGAAGGCACAAAGATAGAGAAAGTTTATACAAGGAATACATCTCAACCTTCCAACCCTGTATATGAGTTACCAGAAGAGGAATAATAATATTATTAGGAGGCTGTAAATGGCTAAAGAAATATTAAAGGAAAAAGTAGAAGAAGAGAAATATGAGCTTAACGCCCTGCTTCTCTTCTCTCAGGAGCTTTTTGGAGTTAAGCAAGAAATAGCAATAGGTGCATTTGCTGGAAAAGAGGAACAGAAATATACAGTCAAAGAGGCACAGAAGATTGTAGAAGAATTTTTACATAGGAGGATAAAATAATGGCTGGAGGAACTTGGAGTACTACACAAAAGCCGGTTTTACCGGGCTTATATTTGAATTTTAGAAGTGCAGGATTAGCAGCAATAGAGGCGGGAGAAAGAGGAACGGTAGGAATCCCCATAAAAGCGGATTGGGGACCGGTGAAAGAGTTTAGAACTATTACCAGCGAGGCAGAGCTAATTAATACCTACTCCGACTCTACTGGAGGAACTGCGTTATTAGTAAGGTTAGCATTATTAGGTGGGGCAAGGAAGGTTATCACCTATAGGATTACCGACGGAACAGAGGCGAAAGCAAGCATAACCCTAAAGGACACTACCACCGGGGAAGCTATAGATGTTCTAAAACTTGAAGGAAAATATCCCGGGGCTTGGGGGAACAAGCTAAAAGTTTCAGTTAGCACTAATCCCGGAGATTCGACAAAGAAAGATATTAAACTTTATAACGGCTCAATTCTCCTGAAGACTTTTGTTGTAAGCGGAACAAGCATAGACGACGTTGTTACAGCAATCAATAATGATACGGAAAATAAATGGATAACAGCGACCAAGCTTGCTGCTGGAAACGGAACATTAGCAAACCTTCAGGCAACTTCTCTTAGTGGTGGAGCTAGCGGAATTACCGGAATAGATGCCGCAGATTATGCTGAGGCTTTTGATAAATTCGAGACACAAGACTTTAACCTTTTTACCCTTGACGGCGTTTCTGATAGTGGCATTCAAACTTCTCTTAAGGCTTGGATAGCAAAGATAAGGAGTCAGGGCAAAGGAGTAATAGGAGTAATAGGCGGTTCTGGGGCAGACGATAAAGCAGTAGATGCAGTTGGTAAGGCAACGGCTAGGAGCACAGCAATGAATTATGAAGGAATTGTAAACGTAGGAACCGGGGCAATCCTTAACGGAGTAGAGTATGAAAGTGCTAAGGTAGCTATTTATATTGCAGGACTTATTGCCGGGCAGAATCTTAATCAGTCTGTTACTTACGCCGTTACCCCTTTCGCCGACGTAACGAGACGATGGACAAGGTCAGAAATGGAACAGGCTATTGACAATGGAGTGCTTATACTCTATAACGATGGAGAAAAGGTAAAAGTTTTAAAAGGAATTAACACGCTTACAAGTTTAGGAGAAGGGCAGAATAACGCTTGGAAGAAAATTAGGAGCATCAGGGTTATGGACGCAATCAATGCAGACCTACTGAAAACGGCTGAGGATAACTATATTGGAAAGGTAAACAATACGGAAGCTGGAAGGAACGCATTGATTGGGGCTTGCAAAGAATATATGAAAACCCTTGCTAGAGGTGGCGTAATAGAAAACTCTGGCTGGGACGTAACCTTAGACCCTGACTACTACCAAGAGGGCGTCGTTGTTGAACCTGATGAGGTATATCTACGATGGGAAGCAAGATTAACTGATGTAATGGAAAAGATTTTTGGAACATTTATAGTGAAATAGGAGGAATAGAAAATGGCTATTAGACCAGAACAGGTTTTAAGTGGAAGTTACGGAACAGTTTACCTGGGAGGACAACCTTTAATAGAATTCAATGAAGTAGAGCTAACTGACAATAAAACTTATGAAAAGATACTTATCCCGGGGCAAAGAAGGGTAGGGCATAAACTTACCCAAGTAGAAGGAACAGGAGTAATAAGAGGCTATAGGATAAGCAAGGAATTTATGGAGACTTTTGCAATTATTGGGGACGATGAGTGGGACCCGGTATGTCAGTTAGAATTTTATGTTGAAGACCCGGAAGCAGATGAACCGGTTAAAGTCCGGATTAGTGATGTTAAATTTACTAAGAACGATATTCTACGGTTTAAAGCAGGAGAAATAGTTACTGAAGATTGGGAATTCAACTTTGATAGTAACCCTGAAATTATAGGTTAAAGGGGAGATTTTATGGCTGAGAAAAAAGACATTGATGTAGTAGATAAATTATTACAGCTAGGGGACGAGAAAACGACCCGCACAATATACCTTAAGAGACTTGATTTAGCATTGACTATTAGACCCATTACGACAAGCGAAATGTATGAATTAAGAAGGCGTTGCACCTTTAAAAACCCACGAACTGGCAATGAAACATTTGACGAAGAGAAATATCAATTAGGAGTAATAGTAACGGGAACGGTAAATCCTAACTGGAGAGACGAGAGATTACTTAGCAAGTATAATGTTTTGACTGGAGAAGATGTCGTTAAAAAGGTATTACTTCCGGGCGAAGTGGTAATCGTTGCGAATGAAATAGCAGACTTATCAGGATTTAACGAGGAAGTAGAAGAAATAAAAAACTAATAAAGAAGGGCGGGATAACTTATGCGCTTTATTTATTATTTAAACTTCACAGTATCCCCCCTTCTACGTTCTTTAAGCTTTCTAATTATGAACAAAGTTTTCTACTTGCCTGTTTGCAAGTAGAATTAGAGGAGAAAAAGAAAGAATGGCAGACCTGAACAGCGAATATGTGCATTATGACGTTGTAGTTGGAATGGTTGGAGACGAAGAGGTAAAACAAAAGCTAGACGCATTAGTAAGAATGCTGAAAGAAACAGACACTTCTTTAAAACATCTAGATAAAGCTAAGGCGTCCCCTACCGTGACGGTGAAAGATAATATTACAACCAAGCTATTAGGGATTGAAAGGAAGCTAGTTTCAATCTCATCAAGAGCTTGGGAAGGTGTTTTAACGATAAGGGATAAATTCTCTACAGTGATAAACAAAGCTTGGACAGGGCTGACAAAGATAAAGGATTTACTTCTTTCTCCACTAGGAATGATAGGAATAGGAATGGCAGGTATGGGAATGGGAAAACTTGTTTCGAACTCCCTGCAACTTGCCGGCAATATGGAACAGACACAATTAGCTATTTCAACTATGATAGGGAATGAGGAAGAGGCAAGAAAGTTTTTAGGCTGGATGGAAGAATTCGCTATAAAAACACCTTTCGAATTCCCAGACCTTGCCGATGCTACCAGAAAGCTTTTTGCTTATGGTTTTAGTGTTGAGGAAACTACCAGAATGCTAAAAACCTTAGGAAACGTAGCAGCAGGACTTGGGCTTGGGGCTGAAGGAATATCACGTTTCACCGATGCTTTAGGACAAATAAGGGCTAAAGGAAGGCTTTCTAGTGAAGAGGTAATAAAACAGCTTGGTGGGGCAGGTGTTCCAGCTTTACGATATCTTGCTGAAGGGTTAGAAACGAATACCAAGAACGTTACAGAAATGATGGAGAAGGGGCTTATTCCGGCTAATCTTGGAGTAGAGTTAATCTTAAGAGGTATGGAGAAAGACTCTAAGTGGATGGGAATGTTAGAAAAACAATCCAAGACTTTGCTAGGAGTTTTCTCTACCTTGAGGGATTTCTTTAATATGAAAATCTTTATGGCATTAGGGCAAGGTATAAGTGAGGTATTGCTCCCTACCCTTAGTGAGCTTACGGATATGCTCTCAGGCGCAAATGGTATGGGGAAAACCGTAGGGGAAAACTTTACTAAGCTAGGCAGAGACATTGGAACGTTTATGGTCAATGCTTTAAATACAATGATGGAATTCGTAGCCTGGTTAAACAACCCGGAAATAGAAGGCAAAGGCTGGGGGGAGAAGCTGGGAATAATACTCAATAAAATAACACAATCAATAACCGACTGGGTCGCAGGTCCCGGGCTTTCCGCCGTTACGACTCTTTTTACTTCTTTAGGAAAGATAGCCGTTACAGCTTTTGCTGAAACGTTTAAAGGGCTAGGGAAACAGATATGGGAAAATATTAAAGGAGGAAATATCAAAGAAGCAGTTACGGGAGGAGCTTTAGCAAGCGGATTACTTCTCCCCTTAGTGAAGCCGATATCGAAGGTCGTAAAAGGTGGAATTACAGTAGGAAAAGGAATAGGAAAAGGCGCAGGAACAATCTGGGATGTTATATCTAGAGGAGCAAAAATCGGAAAATATTCATTAGGAACAAAAGGCATTAATCAGATGCTGGAAGCCGAACAACTTCTAGGGGCAACGGGAAAAGGAATAATTAACTGGGCTTATCCTGTTGCAGGAATAATTGACGCAATAAGGATAGCGACATCGAAAAACAAAGCTCAAACAGGAACACAGGTCGCTGGAGAATGGGGAGGCTTCTTAGCAGGTAGTAAGCTTGGTTCCGCAATTGGAACTATGATTGTCCCCGGGGCAGGAACAGTAATAGGAGGAATTTTAGGAGGATTAATAGGAGGAACAGCTGGGGGTAAAGGTGGAGAATGGATTTATGAAAAGGTAGCTAATAGAGGAAAAGAACAATCAAAAGGAACTCCAGCCTTAGGGACAAGACAAGCTAAGGAAGTAATTCCGGGATTAGGGATAGAACGACCCGGAAGAGAAACTCCAGCCTTAGGGATAAAACAGATAGAGAATATAATTGGAAGACGAGCTACCGGTGGAATCGTAACACAACCGGAGATATCTCTTATCGGTGAAGCAGGAAAAGAGGCTATCGTTCCCCTTTCAAGCAAGGAGAAAGGAATAAATATCTGGTTAGAAGCCGGGAAAGAATTAGGAATAATATCTAATGACACGTTGCTTAAAGATAAAGAGGAAATATCTCAGTTTAATACGTTACTTGGGAAGGAGGAAATATCTCAGCTTAATACATTGATTAAAAACAAGGAAATATCTCAATCATCAGTGGTCTTTGTTAATAAGAGAGCAACCGGAGGAATAATAACCCAACCGGAAATATCTCTTGTTGGTGAGGCTGGGGCAGAAGCTATTGTTCCCCTTTCAAGTAAAGAGAAAGGAATAAATGTTTGGTTAGAAGCTGGGAGAAGGCTTGGAGTTATTAGCAATGTTGGTGGAGACAACTATAACCGGAACACGGAAATAACTAATGCAAGAAATGAGAAAGAAACTATTTATACGAATCAGCTTTTGACTGCTAATAGAGCAATCAATACGGCAGCAGTAAATCTTATAAACGAAATGTCAAAGACAAATAACATACTGAACACAGTCGTTGAAAAACTTTCTACTACTCTGAAGACAAGCGAATTATCAGACCTGGTGAAAAGCTTTAATACTGAAAACATCTATAAAGAGAACAGTTTTACAAGTATAAGAAACAATATTGATACCGCAGTAGAGCAAATCGGTAATCAATTTAGATACATAGAAGAAAGGAAAGTAGAGAGAGGAAAAAGTGTAGAGGTAAACATTAATAGGATAGAGGTTTCTGTGGAAAATACAGGAGATATTGATGAAATAGTAAATGAAGTCTCAAGACAGTTTTCAATTGATTTCAGAAAAGCATTGGAGAATAGAATATGAAAGTAATATTTGAATTTATTGATTATAATAAGAAAGACTTCTTTACCCTTCCCGTTTCTCCGCAAGAAGTTACGATTAATTACGGGAAGATGATAGATACAATAAACATCTTAAAACTCGGCGAAATAGACTTCCATATCGGAACTAAGTTGACGGAGATTAGCTTCTCTTCTTTCTTTCCGGCAAAGTATGATGCCGGATATTGTGTATATTCTAATATTCCCCAACCGATAAAGGCAAAGGAAAAGATAGAGAAGTGGGTTGCAGGAAAAGACCCGGTTAGATTTCTTATTACCCATTTTGGAGTGAACGATGTTTTTAATATTGTTCAGTTTGACTATTCAATACGGGGAGGAACAACCGGGGATATTTATTACGATATAGTATTGCGCAGGCATAGAAAGATAGAGATAATGAAAGTAGGGGAAAAGAGGGCACAGGTTTTACCACGAGAAGATACTAAACCTACCCCGATACAGAAAACATATACGGTTAAGGAAGGGGATAACCTTTATAACATTGCAATAAAAATGTATAATGGAGATGGGAGTAAATACTTGGATATTTACGAAGCAAATAAAGCTAAAATAGGAAATAATCCGAGCAAGATATCTCCGGGAATGGTGTTGATATTGCCGTGAACAAATACGAAGTAGTTTATGCGAATAAGTATTATCTTTCTAATTTTATTAAAAACATCACGCTTAACGATAGCCTTGACGAGATATCGTTTAACGCAGTTATTCATTTAGCATATAGTGATACCCTACCAGCAATAAAACCTGGAGAGAGGATTCGTATATCGGGAACACCTTATAGGACAGATGTTATGAAATCGTTTCTTTATTATGGAATCGTCTGGACAATAGATAGCGATTGGATAAGGAATAAGGAACTTGTCTTGACAGTTTATGATATGAGCATATTTTTGAAGAGTGAGGAAGAGTTTATCTTTCAATCGGGGACGTCGGCTTCTACACGGTTTAAGAAATACATAGAAAGTTGTAAACTTCCTGTTGGAACAATAGAAAACACACAGGTGTTATTGAGTAAAAAAATCTACCGGGCACAACCGATTATGGAAATGATATCGGAAGACTTGAAGGAGACAGTTGATAAAGGTGGTAAGCTTTATAGAGCTTATATGTCCCCTGTTGGGATAGAATTAAGGAGAATTGGACAGAACAAAGACGTATGGGTTTTTAAGACAGATGAATATACAATATCAGAGCTAAGTCAGACAAGAACTCTTGAAAATATGGTAAATAAAGTCAAAGTCGTAGGAACAGCAGAAGATGATAAAAGAAGCCCTGTTATAAAAGAAGAGGTTGGAGATACCGGAATAGGGATTATGCAAAAAATGGTAATAGAAGAGACAAAGAAACAAGGAACAAAAGACGAATTAACCGGATGGCAAGATACACTTGCAAAATTAGATGAAGCAGGAAGATATGATGAAGAAATTGGATTGCTTAAAAAGATTATACAAGGAGGCACGGAGATAAACAATACGGTAGTTGCAAGCACTATTACGAAAAACATCTTGAGAGGGGTAACGGAAACTTTCACGTTCTCCACTATCGATGTAAACACAATACGAGCAGGGGATAAGATAAGGCTCAACGATATGGATTTATATGTTTGTGCAGTAAAACACGAATTTGGAGATACCGGAAGAATGACGATTACGGCGGGAAGTGAGGATTACATAAGGAGAACCTATTATGCTTGATAGCTCAATGTTTACCCTTCTTAGGAAGTATATTTTATCTTTGATTAGGAGAGAAATATCAGGGATAGGAACGGCTCTAGGAACAATAACGGCATCTGGGGGAGTATTGTTAGACGGATATACTCAAGAGATAACGGATTTGTTTTACCTGGAAAACACCTATAACCTTATTATTAATCAAGGGAAGCTGAAAGGAACGATTGGGGACGGGTTGCAATCCCTTCTCCCTTGCCCGATGACTGGTTTACCGGTAAAAATCTCAGGGACATTAGAGTTCCCTTTTGAGCCTTATGTTACTGTGAAGGAAGTGAGGGAGAAATACAATTCTTATTTTAAGAATGGGGACAGGGTATTATGTTTATGGGCTAATAAAGGAAATGACCTAGTTGTCTTAGGGAAGGTGATAAAGAAATGAAGAGTGTAAAATATGATTATGAGAATCAGCAATATCTTCTTTCTCCAACGGGGAAATTTATTGAAGCAGAAGACAATGAGGCTTGGGCGGAATGGTGTAAAAAAGCAATGATGACTGAACGTTATTATTATCTCATTTATGATAGCAATTATGGACACGACCTGGAAAACCTTATAGGCACAGGAATGGAAAAAGAAGCAATTGAAGAAGAGATAAAAAGAATAACAGAAGAAACTCTTAGACAGCATCTTGAAACTGCTTCTGTTGGTAATTTCACATTTACCTGGGACGGGGAAGAAGTTTATTTTACCTGTGAGATTACAAATATAAATGGATATACGACAGAAATTGAGGGAAAAGTATGAAAATACCTGACAGTTTACAAAGATTGCACACTGATATTTTAGCGGAAATGCTTTCTAATATCAGCGATGATATCGATAAGACAGAAGGTTCTTTTATATATGATTCTCTTGCTCCTGTTTCGATTGAATTAGCTATTCTATACAAGGAATTAATTGAAATCCTGAAGAGGGCTTTTGTTCAATCTTCTTACGACGAATACTTAGATTATCTTGGGGAACAGTTTGGAGTCACAAGGAAAAGGGAAGCAAAAGCAACGGGAACGGTATTATTTACCGGAGAAACGAATACCGTTATCCCTTCCGGGCTGCTTATTTCTACGACTGGAGACAGTATGTCAGAACCGGTTGAATTTATTACAGTAGAACAAGCAGTTATAGGGGCAAGTGGACAGGCTTATGTAAAAGTAGAGGCTCTCAATGGAGGGGCAAAAGGAAACGTCCCGGTAAACACTATTAATATGATATGCAATTATATTAACGGCTTGTCAGCTGTTATAAACGAAACTCCTACTTCTGGTGGGGCAGATATTGAAAATGACGATGATTATAGAGAAAGAATTCTAGAAAAGGTAAAGGAATACATCACTGGAGGCAGTAAAGCAGATTACAAAAGATGGGCTCTAGAAGTAGAAGGTGTAGGAAATGCTTCTGTAGAACCGGCGAAATATGGGGCAGGAACAGTTAGTGTTGCAATATTAGATAGCAGTTTAAACCTACCAAGTGACGAATTGGTTAAAGATGTAGAAGACTATATTGCTCCGAAGTGGATATATGAATATGAAGCAGAAAACTTTACCAAGAGTGGCTATGGAGTTTCTAATGAAGACCTTCCCGATGACATAGGGGAATCAGCTAAATTTCAATACGACAGTCAAGGCGAAGGGGCAATAAAAAGGGGCTTAACATTTGATAGTCAAGGATTATGGACAGCAAGGATAAGAGTTAAAGTAGATGATAATACCGGAGGCAATAACCTATTACAGATAGGAATATGGGACATTGATAATGGAGAATGGGCTAAGACATCTGTTTTTAATGAAAGTCCGGCAGTAAAAATTTTGAAAGCAAGTGATATGGAAACTTCTTTTAGATATATCGATATTCCGTTTTTATATAATGGCAATAACCTTGAGATACGTATAACGAGGCTTATAGATGATGTTACCACTATTGTGTGGGTTGATAGGATAAGTATAACATCTAATTTCTGCAAAGATACCGGAGAAGGAAAAGCACCAATCGGGGCAAAAGTTTACATTGAAAAACCGACTGAAGTGCTAATCGATATTTATTCTCTAGTTACTTTGAAAGCCGGATATAATATCGACAATGTAAAAGCTAATTTTAGAAACAAAGTAGAAGAATATTTGAAATCTCTTACTTTCAAAGAAGAGAATGATGTAATTTATGTTCGAATTGGATATCTTCTATTAGAAACAGAAGGGATTAAAACTTATACGGGGCTTTTAGTTAACGGGGATATTCTTGATATCCCTATTGGGACACAAGAAATAGCAAAGCTTGGGACTATTACATTAGTCCAATGAGGTGAAAAATGACAGAATTTTATTATAGGCTCTTGGCTTCCCTACCCTGGTATTATCAAGAAAACAGTATAATTAAAACTCTTATGGCAGATAATGGGACTGAATTACAAGCACTGAAAGAAGCCGCTGAAGATGTTCAGAATCAAATTTTTGTTGATACAGCAACGGATATTGGGCTATCTAATTACGAAGAAATGCTAGACCTGTCCTCTACCGGAGAACTAAGTGAACGCAGGGATATGATTAAAGCTAAAATACAAGGATTTGGGTCTGTAACTTATTTAAAGTTTAAAAACATTTTAAGATTATTGCTTGGAGATGAAGCAATTTTTATAGAAGACTTCCCTTCTCAAACTATTCTTATCAAGGGACTAAGTGATATAAGAAGAATGATATCTTTGCAAGAAGAGATTAGAAAAATTGTTCCAGCTCATTTACGAATCTTTTACGAGTGGTTTATTTGGAATTATCTTGATTTGTTAGGATGGACTTGGGATGAATTTGATGCTTTAAACTTAACTTGGAATGAATTGGAGGTATAAATGCCAGAAGAAACAGAAAGATTTAAAATTAAAAAATTTCAAGGCACAGACCTTGTTAGAAGGAGTGCCTTTAATGAAAATTATGACATTATAGATGCAAAAGGAGCACTTGATACAGAAGTTGTACATAAAACAGGAGACACAATAAATGGTGTTATAGAATTTCTTAATACAATCAAGATAGGGGGTTCGTATAGATTACAAGAAGTAGATGGGGACTTGTGGTTCTCAATCAACGCTTATTATGATTTTGAAAATGAATGCTGGAATAGAATTGAAACTGACAAATTTGCATTTGGGCTACAATTTCAAGGACAAGGTGTTGTTCCCGGAGAACCGGTTCAAGGAGTAACGCTTTGGAAATGTGTTCCTGGGGACAACCCTATACTGGGATATACCTTATATGGGGGCTGGGAGTTAGCTTTTACAGTTACAGGATTTGCAACTGGTGTTCTTGGTGGAATGAATTTTGAAATAGATGGTTCTGGAACGGTAAGTGGATATGGAAGAATAAACCAAAAGGAAGATGGAACATATTTTAGTCGAAATGCCTTTTTTGACGGAACGAAATGGGTAAAAGATAACGCTTCTTATCCTGCTACGGCTATAAAAATAACACAGAATGGAAATCTTATATATTTACGGGATATGGGGACAACTTCCATGGATATAACTTGGGTAGAGGAAAAGCTATGGAACTCTACCAATATGGGCGAAGATAGCGGACTAGATGCAGACACAGTAGATGGATATCAATCAAGTGATTTAGCAAAAGAAGAAGATTTTGAAGGAGCTTTAAGTGATATTTATATTAATACTTGGGTAGTAACTGGGATGGAAGCTACGAAAGACACAACGATAAATAATAAATTAAACATCTCAGCAGGCATAGCTTATTTAGAAACAGAACCGGGTAAAATAGAACGAATAAAGAAAGATGCTACTTCTTTTTATACGACTACGCCTAGTACTTATTATCGATTAGAATTGCTTCCTGATAAAACTTATGCCTTTGGGACTACTCCAAGTGGCGTAATTGGGGCTATTACTTTAGCAATGGTAGAGACAGATTTAAACGGTAATATCTCTTATGTAGTTGACCATCGACCTACTAGACCGGAACCTTCTCCGATAAGAATAAATTATACCCCAATCATTGGAACAGGAGATGATGGGGCTAGTATAGCCTATAATTTGAAAGATATTCCAAATGTAATATTATCTCCAGCTGAAATAAAGACTTATGATTCTAATGTAGCAGAATCGCAGAAAGTTGTAATAGAGCCTCTTAATATCACAAATACAGGGTTTAAAATAAAAGCAGGGCTATATAGAATAGGGGCAAGTGTATCTAATAATCTTAATCAAACTATTACCACGGTGGGAAGCTCTTATACATCAAACGAGCTTGACCCTGCCAATCAGGCAGTCACAGAATTTATTGTCAAGGGAAGAGTAGAATTGAAAGTTGTAAGTTTACAGGGACTTCCAGGGGCTTTTGGATATGGTGGGGCAAGGATAAAAATAGAGAAAAGCTATTATACTGGTTCTGAATGGAGTAGTTGGGATGCTGTTTTTGAGGGTAATATATATTTTTATACTGACTGGAATCCTTGGAGTGCTCCGGAATATAGAACTTGGGTTGTTCCCTTCTCATTAGGTGCTACGGGATTAGCAGCCCATAACTGGAAGTTTAAAGTTACCTACCTTAGTAGAACTTTAGCGAACAGTAATTATGGTTGGGTAGATGGAAGACCATATATATATATTGATTCTGAGACACATAAAACGGATATCAAGATAACTGGGGGAAAGGTAATGTATTATATCTTCCCGAAATTCTAAGGAGGAAAAGGAATGAAAAGCGAGATATCATTAGACAATTGTATTGATAATATGAATAAAATAAATCAGCTAACTGAGAAATTTAAAGTCCTTGAAGAATGGCAGAAAAAACAGAATGGAACATTACAAAAGATACAAGAAGAGCTGGAAGAACAAGTTAAAGCACAAAGAACTATTTTGGGAGGGTTAGTAGTAAGTCTCATTCTTTTGATTCTCAATCTTATTATTGGGAGGTTTTAATGTTAGTTATTGTGGATGCCGGGCACGGAGGAAAAGACCCGGGAGCAGTAGGAAAACAAAGTAAAGAGAAAGATATTACACTGGCAATATCTCTTTTACTTAGAGAAGAATTACGTAGAAGAAATGTGTCAGTATATCTTACTAGGGATAAGGATATCTTTCTTTCTCTTGAAGACAGATGCAGAATAGCTAATAACCTTTCAGCGAGTTATTTTATTTCGGTGCATATAAACTCAGCGGTAAATCTCCAAGCTAAAGGGTATGAAGTCTATTGCTACAGAATAAAGAATAATAATACTATAACGAAAGCAGGAATACTAGCACAAAGCATATTGGACACCTTCCGAAAGAACCTTGTGGGGTTTGTCAATCGAGGAGTAAAAGAAGCTAACTTCTATGTGCTTAAATACACAAAGATGCCGGCTGTGCTAGTGGAATGTGGTTTTATCTCAAATCTTGAAGAAGAGAAGAGGCTAATGAAAAATGAAACTCAGCTTTTGATAGCACAATCAATTGCTGAGGGGCTTATAAAAGCATCAAAGGTGTAAAGGAGGAATAAAATGAATATGCAGGATTATAGGATTTATGCAAATTTTGTAGAGGAATGTTTAGTAATTGAAAACGTTAAAAATAAAAACTGGCTATTAAAGGTCTATGTAAAAGGAGATATACACTGGGAAAAGATGATAAATATCCTAATTGCAAACCCGGCGCAATTGCAATTTAAGGTGAACATCTTCCCAGAAGTGACACTTGAGATAGTAGACCTGAAAAGCAACGAGACGATAGCTATAGCAAAAGTAAAAAAAATAGATTTTAATAAACTAGAAGTGTTAAAACTTCTGATAAGGAGGTAAAAATGGATTATCTAAAAACAATATTAGATGCATTGTTACCGTTAGTCGTTACCCTTCTATCGGTTTTATTAGCATATTGGACAGCTTACCTAAGAAAAAAGATGTCAGCTTTAGAATCAGAAGTAAGTAGAACCTTATTACAATCAGCACTAGAAGAAATAGACAAAGTGGCAATGGACGCAGTTTTAGCAACCCAGCAGGTTTTGACTGATGATTTAAAAGCTAAATCAGAAGATGGAAAACTTACCAAAGAAGAAGCAGCAGAATGCTTTAATTACGCAATAAACTATTTTTATAATCATATCTCTGAGGAAGCAGTGAAAATATTAAGCAAAACAATCACAGAAACACAAGTGTATGTTCAGCAGCTGATAGAAGCGAAACTAGGGGAAATAAAGCTGTATAAATGACATAAAGGATTCTTTTACAAGTTTTCAAAGATTTCTTTATATAAAGGATTCTTTTACAAGTTTTCAAAGATTTCTTTATATAAAGGATTCTTTTACAAGTTTTCAAAGATTTCTTTATATAAAGGATTCTTTTACAAGTTTTCAAAGATTTCTTTATGTTATCTAGGGAAATTTTAAGGTTTCTTAAAAACTTCTCAGATACATAGATTTTATTATGAAATCTTAATAATTGATTAATCAAAAGTTAACCGAGATGAGTTATAATATAGGTATAAAATTAGAAAGGAGGTGAAACAATGAAGTGGTTAGTAGCTAAAGATAAATGGATAAATCTAGATAGGCTAGAGCTTATTAAGTTTTATCCGGATAGGGTCTTGGTGGTTTTTAGTGATGGGTATGAGAATATAGAAATTCCGGAAGGGACAATGCAGGATATAGAGGAAAACCTGCGCATTTTTATAGGAAAGGAGGGTTGGCAGTTTTTTGATTTCGATGACTATATCAAGGCTTAAACTTATCAGGCTATTGAAGGGATTAGAGACAAAAGAAGTGGCAGAGAGGCTTAATATTAGCACTAGCTATTATCTTCAGATTGAAGATAGATATGTAAATCTGAAGAAGGCTAGGTCTAAAAAACTTATTGAGGGGATTGAGAATCTATTTGGATTCTCAGTCCCCTTTCTCTTGGCTTCTATTACAAGAGAAGAGCAAGAGAAAATTCTTGCTCTTTTAGAAAAGGAGGCTAGCAATGATAGTCTGGAATCAGGAATGGAGGCTTTCGGAAACGACCAGGGCAGAGATAGAGGAATTAATGGAGATGGAGAAGCTGGACTTGGTGATGATAGGGCTGAATAAGCACGGTGAGGTAGCGGTGTCAGGTTTTAGATGTAACGGGGATAACATCTTGAAGTGGATTTTAGGAGACTGGGATTCATTCCCGATGGATTGGTTAGCAGCAAAAAAGAAGCATCAGGACTATATTAATAGGAGGTATGAAAGATGATTAAAGTAAGTAAGAATCAGCAAGTGCAGATTGAGGACGGCTGGTATGAAGCAGTGGTAAAGGATATTTCTCTAGCTGAGGGGAAATTTGGTCCGGTGAAAGTATTTACCCTAGAGCTGGAAGAGGGAGTTACAGTTAGACTATTTATTCCGGCAGACGAAGAGGGGAATATACAAGCTACGAAGCAGAATAAGGCTGGTAAACTTCTTATGGCACTAGGTTATAACCTAGATGAGCTAGCTAATATTGAAGAATCCGACTTGCTAGACAAGAAGCTACTGGTCGAGATAAAGAATGTAGAAGGGGCTAATGGAGGTAAATTCCCAAGAGCCGGAAACGTTGCATCTGTTCCAAAGAAGCCGCAAAAAATAAAGCTAGCTGAATAAGGAGGCTGAGATGGAATACAAGGAAATTAAGCTAGACGAGATAAAGGTTACCGGTTTGCAAAGAACACAGGTTGATGAGGAGAAAATCAGAAGCCTGGTCGGCAGCATAAAACAATATGGAGTTTTTGAGCCGATAATCGTAACCCCCCTACCAGAGGGAGGTTACAAGTTAGTAGCCGGGCTTAGGCGATTGAAGGCAAGTAAACAGGCAGAAAAAGAAACAATCCCGGCAATGATAATAGAAGATAAGGACTTAGAATTCATTATGCTGGAAGAAAACCTAGAGAGAGAAGACCTTTCTCCTATTGACGAAGCACGAATTTATCAAGCATTGCTTTCAAAGGGATTTGAGGTATTAGACCTGGCACAAAGAATCAACCGGTCAACAAAGTATATCTATCAACGATTAGAGCTTTTAACCCTTCCGGAAGAGGCACAGAAACAGATAGAGGAAGGAGAACCGGTTGACAAAGTAAAAAAGGAAATATCTCAAAGCTCATCACCTTCCCCGTCCCCCTACCAAGAGCAACCGAGAACATCTTCCAGTTATCAAAGTCAGCCTCAATCTCAAATCCAAGAGAGAAAATTTACCTGTTATTATTGTGGGAAAGAGGCGGAATTAGGGAAGGGCGTAAAATTTATTCCAGTTTGTGATAGCTGTCTTGGTAAGAAGAACAATGGGTAAGGCGGTAAGAAGAACAATGGGTAAGGCGTGGAAATCCTACGAAAATTATGTTGCTAAGAAGCTAAAAAGCAAGCGGACAACTTCTGGGTTACAGAGTAGCGGAGAGAAATGCGGAGACATTATCTCCGCTACTTTTGTTATAGAGGTTAAAGATGCAAAGAGAATACTCTTCACTGAATGGTGGAAACAAACCTTAGAAGAGGCTAAGGCAATGAAAAAGAAGCCGATGCTAGTTTTTAAGTCTCCATTAGGCGATGGACCCTTAGTAGTTTTACGCTTAAGGGATTATATAGAAGAGGTGGAAAAATGATAGATAGTTTGAACGCCGAAAAAATAGTTATTGGGGCATTAATTAACGGTTATAAAACAGATAAAATCCTTACTGAACTTAGAGAGGAAAACTTCCAATACCCCGATTTAAGGCAGATATTTACCGTAGTAAAGGAACTGATTAGAGATAAACAAGCAGTAGATTATGTAAATATAGGGGCAAAGATAAATTGCTATAGCTTAGTAGTAGAAGTGGGAGATATTACACCTGGAGAGCTAACGGCAGTAGATTCAGCTATAGAACTTCTTAAAGAACTTACCACCAAGAGGAAGCTAAAACGGATAGCTGAGGACTTGAATGAAATGAGCACTAATGGGCAGACAGCTAAGGACACTATTACCTGGCTAAAAAATCAACTAGATGCCCTGATTATTAAAGATAAAAAAGTTCAGAAATTGTCAGAGGTAAACTATACCAACCCGGGGCAAGAGATAGAATCCTATGAGTTTAAGGATTTCTTTAGTTTTGTGGGAGGTAATCTCTATATAGTAGCTGGCAGAACAAGTATGGGGAAAACAGCTCTCTTATTACATCTAGCCAGGGAGATAGCAAAGAAGCGTAAGGTTCTCTTTATCACACTAGAGATGTCTTTTAGTGAATTAGCTAAAAGATTAAACATCACAGAAGACATAGAACTGTATGTGATAGATAGTTACAACTACTGGGATATATCTTCTACGATAAGAGAACAGAAGTTTGATATAGTCTTTCTGGATTATCTCCAACGACTTGGGACAAAAGGAGAGAATAGAAATCAGGAATTAGGATTTCTAGCTAGAGAGCTGAAAGACTTGGCAAGGACTCATAATATCCCGATAGTCGTTGCTTCACAGCTGAACAGGCAAGTAGAATATCGAGCCGATAAACAACCCAAGCTGGCTGACTTAAGGGATAGTGGAGAAATAGAACAGGAAGCCGATATTGTGCTATTGCTTTATCGGGACGATTATTACACAAATAGCGAACTGAATGAAAGCATTATGACGGTTTATGTTTCAAAGAACAGAAACGGTCCAACGGGAGAGGTAAAACTCTGGTATGACAAGGCAAGAAATTACTTCACGAGATATCAAATTACTACTGTTGAAGATAAAGTTTAAGGAGATATTCGGAGTGGTCACCTTTCTAGAGGTTACTTTCTCCTGTCCAATGTGCGGGGGGAACAGATATTGGTATTCAAAAGGGCACAAGAAGGTTTGCCTTATCTGTCACCCCCCGATGAATGAAAGAGACATTGAATTTTACGGAGGTGAGGAATGAATATAGAGCAAATAATAAACGAATACCTGAACAGAGAAACAAATCATATAGATAGCGGAAAGCACAAAGTATCATTAGCAGGAAGATGCTACCGGATGAGAGTTTGGGATAAACAAAAGCTAGCTCCTAGCAATCCAGTTGACGATAGGATGAAGAGAGTTTTTGAGGTAGGTAACATCTTCCATAACTGGTTGCAAGATATTTTAGAAAACAGGGGACTATTGCTTTTAAGAGAATTTGATGTAGAGGACAATTACAGGGCAGGGAGGATAGATGCAGTGGTAAACAATGAGGGTAAGAAAATCTTATACGATTTTAAGACGGTTCATTCTCGAAAGTTTCACTATCAAGACAAGGTTGATATTCATTATTGTATCCAAGCCTGGACGTATAAGCAGATGTTAGAGAATCAATTTGATATACATATAGATGCAGTCAGGATATTATATATATCGAAAGATGATTTATGTATGAGAGAAATAGACGTAAAAACAGTAGAAGATATAGATGAGATAACTACCAAAGACTGGGAAGAACTTCTCAGGTATGAAAAAGGGGAACCTTTAAATATCCCGAAACAATCTTGGGAATGCAAGTATTGTGTTTATCAAGACAAATGTAAAGGAGGAGAATAAAATGTTTGTAGTTAATCGTAAAGAGTTTCAAAAGGGACTGATGACGGTAAGCAGGTTAGTCCAGGGGCTAAAAGCAAGAGAGAGAGATGGGGTAAAAATAACAGCATTAGCATCTGGGAAAGTATGGCTTGAGACTTATAGTTATGATGCTCAAGCTAAGCTTAGCGTTAGTGGGAAAGTTTTTAAGGAAGGGGAGGTTATCCTACCGTCAGGGTTATTATTGGAGATAATAGGGAACTTGAGGTCGGAGGAAATCTTCTTTAAGCCGATTGACAATGGGGTTGATTTAGTAGCGGATAGCACAATATATCACCTGGCAATTAGGAATGATGAATTTCCGGAATTTGAACCTATTACTGATGAAAGTGATTTTGTGATAGATGAAGAAATCTTTAAATCGGTTTTGAATAGAATAATCTTCTGCACGGGGAAAGGGAATCCGATGCTGAATGGGGTTTATTTTAATCTCAAGAGCGAAACTCCAGCTATTGTTGCTACTGATAGTGAAAGATTGGCATTAGAAAAGGTCTATATGAACCCTGGAGAAGGATTTAACGCCTTAATTGCGAAGAATGTTCTTGAAGTCTTATTAGCAGCAGAAATTTACGGAGAGATAGGTTGCAAGCTAAACAATTCAAGAGTAATCTTTAGGGACAGGAATAAAGAAGCGGACAAAGAATTGATAGTCGTTGCTTCCCTTCTAGGGGATAAATATCCTGAGTATTGGAGAGTAGTCCCTGGGAAAACTTCCAGTCGTATAGAAGTAGATAGGAATATCCTAGCAAGCTCATTGAGAAGAATAAAGCCGATAGTAAAGGACGATATTAGGGCAGTCAGGATAAAGATAGAGAATGGGGAAGTAATATTGAAGGCGCAGTCCCCTTCTGGAGAGGTCACTGATAAACTTCCCGCTAAGACAGAAGGTGAGGATGTAGAAATAATAATGGCAATAGACTTTATAGAAGACTTTTTGAGCTATGGCAATTGGGAAGTGGAAATAGGGTTAACTAACGAGAATAGTCCGGTAGTGTTTAAGTTTAAAGGGAACGACAATTATCTATATATTGCAATGCCTATGGAGGAGTAAAAATCGGGCTAGACCGAGGGTCTAGCCCATATATCTAAAAAGGAGGTGAGATAATGAGGGTTAACTTAATTGCAATTTTTAATCATCTCAATAGTAGCACACTGGGAAGCAAAAGTCAAGAATCTTAATCAAACCTTAATAGTTTCTTAAAATTCCCTTAATCAATTCCCTTTATAATATAGATATAAAATAAGAAGAAGGAGGTAAAGGAAATGTTCTTTAGAGAAGAGCCAGAAATATATCCAGAGCAAGAGGAGATTTTACTTCCAAAGGCAGAAGAGAAACTTTTAGGGAAGAAGATAAAGGGGTATTCAAAGGTAGAGGAAGAGGGGGATTTAAGGTTAGGTTGGATAGATGCAGAGAAGGTTTTACCGGATGAAGAGGAGGTTGCCGGAGCTTTCTACCTAGTATTGAGAAAGGGAATTGTAATATTTTTAACCTTCCAAGAACATGAGGCGTATATGAGGTTCTTGGAAGAGAGAAGTAAAAACAATAAAAGGAGGGTAAAGAAATGACAAGAAATCCGAACGTCCCGAAAGGGGTAAGAATTTTGGAGGAATACACCTGCTTAGGAGGGGAGATAACATATACAATCTACGAGCAAGGGGGAAAGAAGTGGAAGGTAGGCGACTGGAAATGGGACAGACCAGTCGAGATAGTTGAAGAAGAAAAGGAGGAGATGAAAAGATGAAACAGGCAATAGAAAAGATGACCTGGGAGGAATTTTTATCCAGTTGTGATGTTTCTAGTTGGAGCTGGACTGATTTTGAAGACCTTAACATTGTAGGTGAAGATGAGGATTTTTATCTGGTAAAAATCTCAATTACAGAAATCTTGGACCAGCCTGATGTCCAGTATGAGTGGACAGAAGATGGCAGATTTATTATTGACTGGGGAATCCCAGTAGAGATAGTGAATCCTGAAGATGAGCCTGAAATATGTGTGAAAGTCTGGAAGGACAGAGTTAATTATCTCTACAGGTGTGATGGACAGTTATATGTAAAGGAGGATTCTTAACATTCTTAATATGAGGTCTGATTTTGGTGAAAAACCCTTAATCAGACCTTATTCAAACCTTAACAAAACCTTAACAATTTCTTAAAGTTCTGTTAACAAAAAGTCATTATAATATAATTGTAATAAAAATTAATCCCTAGGAGGGAAAAGAAAATGAGAAAAGCAACAGAAGTAGACAAGTTTAACTGGGTAGAAGATATAAGAGTCAGATATGGAGAAGGAGTTGTTTCACTCAACGATATCTGGAATCCAAAGGAACAGCCAGAAGGAATTTCTAACTTTCACAAGATCACAGAAAAACCTAGTTATGAGGAGACCAAGGTGCAGTGGTTTGTAGTAGGGGAAGATAAGAAAATATACGAGATAGACGACGAGCTAGATATTCAAAGAACAGACACTTGCTTAATCGAGTATAAAATCTATAAAACATCACAAAAGGAACAAGGAAGAATGAGAATCTGGGAGTTAGAAAACGGAGACCCGGTTACCTTGCTATATCTGGTCTCTATAAGCCGGGTCTCTTCCAAAGGAGGAGAAAAATGAAAATGTTAAATTACAGTCACAGTTGTAAAGGAGAATCTAGAAAACATCTAGTATACAAAGCACACTGGGCACAGATAGTTGAAAAGGTTAGAGGCACTTATCCCTGGGTAATAGGGAAGATGTTAGAAGTAGACAAGGATTATCGGTTGCCAGAAAACACTATCATCATAGAGGTTTGTGATGGTTATGCAGTAGCCATCAGGTTAACAGAATTAGGTAAAGAAGTCATAGCTGATGGTAGTTACGACCTGGATATGGAATACATAGTCAGTGAGATAGCAAGAGTAAAGGGGTTGGAGCTATTGCTCCAACCCCTATTTTATTGGAGGTGAAGAAATGATAGTAGAAGGTATTAAAGAAGCAGAAAAGCTCTTGAAAGAGAGCTATTATAAAGAGAGGATTTTAACTGAGGACAACTTCTATGGACTAGAAATGAACGGGGGCTTCTTTTTAGTCCAAGTAGAAGTGACGGAAGGAAGAAAAGTAAAACCTTCTACCTACCTGGAGTCTCCGCTAATAATCTTTCCGTATGAAAATCTTACCGTGAGTAAAAAGGAGAAAATAACGGTAAAGATAGAAAACGGAATACTAGCTATTGGGGAAAAGTTTTTTGAACTTGCTTGCCCATATTATTTCGAGGCGGATTATCCGGGGTTGTTGTTGAGAAGGGGATTAAAATTCATTCCGAAAGGAGAATTGGTTATTGCCCCTTCTTTCTACCTGGGACTGAGAAATGGGAAACAATTGGTAATTATCCCGCCTATCAAGAAAGACGAGATGAGGTGGGAGATAAGGAGGTGAAATAATGGATTGGGAAGATATTAGAGGGGAAATCTCCTGGGACGATTACCCTGTAGAAATAGATAGAAACTTATTGGATTTAGGTTACGGGTATTATGCATACCCGGTTTATCCGGTAGACCTGGAGAAAATAGGCTATAAGCTTATAGAAACGGCTAATTGCTTTGTCGCTGAAAAAGGAGAAATACTCTTCTGTATAGAAAAAGAATCGTTAGGATATCTCTTAGTTTACGGGAATAATGGAAAGCCTTTATTAGCCTACAATAAAGCGTTATGCCTACCGGGAGTAAGATTGAAATTAAAAGAGATTTTAGGGATTTAAGACTTCAAGGAAAAGCCTCATCAAAAAGCTAGTATTGATGAGGCTTTCTGTTAAAACCTTAAACAAATCTTAATAATTTCTTAAAAATCTCTTAAACTTCTCAATTTATAATATATATATAAAATAAAAACAAGGAGGTAAAGAAAATGAGAAAAGGTTTAACAGTAGCAGAGGTAGAGAAGGTTTTAAGAGAGGAATTTCCCGGGGCAGAGTTTAAGGTAACAGTAACAGAGTTTCAAGGGAAGGATATCGTAGGTATAGAAACGGATTTAATTGAGGACTTCACAGATAGAGAATTAATAAAGCTGGAGCAGTTTAGAGAAAAGAAACTAAAGACCACGAGAACCCTTACCAGTGCAATAGAAAAAGCAAGGACAAGGGAGATAGTAAGAGAAAAGGTCAAGGAACTTTTAACCCCGATGGTAGAGAGAGAAACGACCGTTTTTGTAGAGGCTTTAGGAGGAACAAAGTGCAGTGTAATAGTAATAAAAATTCAGAAAGGAGGTAAATAAGATGAAGTTAAACAGAAAGCAATTGGAAGAGATTAGAGAGAAGATTGAGGCGGGGTATATAGTTAAGAGGAACGTAAGGGAGCAAGGAAAGGATATAGCCGTAGGGCTATACTTCCCAGTTTTCAGTGATGAGGGAATAAAGGCAGGTTGGTTAGCACTAGGTTTAACTAGACCAACCTACCAAGAGAACAAGGAAGAGGTGGAGAAAATTATCGCAGAGGCAATGGAGAAGAGAAGAGCAAAGGAAGAGGAAGAGGCAAGGAAGAAGAGGGAAGAGATAAAGGTAGTAGAGGTGGCTTACGATTGGGAGACAGGGAGAAGGTTATACGCTTTATCATCACAGGTAAGCAAAGAGGAGTGGAGAAAGATAGCCCCTTATATGGCTCACTATTCAACGAGGGGAGAAGTAGATGCGGAGTGGGACAATCAATACGAGGGCTGGGTGGTGAAAACAGGGTGCATTGAGAAGGTGGAAGACCTTCTCAATATTAAACCCGAGCTGAGATTAGAAGAGAGAAGGAGAAGAGCGGAGGAAGAGCTAAGGAAGGAGAAAGAGGCAAGAAAGGAACTGAAGAAGAGAATTGAAGAGATAAAAGAAGCCTTTAAAGAAGCCTCTTTCCCTACCGAGAAGCAAAGAGTTGAGGGAGAAAAGGTGGAAAATCCCTTCTCACCAGAGGACGTTTACGGAGGAGGGGAGTGGTGGGTAATTCAAGAGGATAAAATCTGGTGGATTAGGAACAATGGATTTGACGGTGCAGATTGGAGTTTGAACAATATCGAAACAGGAGGCGCTGGAGCAATAGGATGCTTCGTCCCCTACCAAGCAGGGTTAGCAGAAAAGATTAGAAGTCTAAAATCGGAGGGAGGGGCATAAGCCCCTTCCCTTTCTAGAAGGAGGTAAAAATGAGAAACAGAGAAAGGATTGAAAGGCTTTTAGAGCTAATCGATTGTATTGAAGAACCGGGACTCGCAGAGGAAATGAGAGAGTTGGCATATGATATCCTGGAGAATTTGGAAGAAGGAGAAACGGAAGAGGAGTAGGATAACCTACTCCCTTCTAAAAAAAGGAGGAGTGAAATGAAAGTATTTGAAATTGAAGACGGAGAAGTCAGGAGAGGGGCAGAGGTTACAATCCTGGAAGCCGGGGGGATAAAACTTCCGGTGATAATAGTAGGAGAACCCGGAAGAGGGAGAGAAGAGGGAATTCTCCGGGTAGAACTTCTCCCTGGCAATCTAGAGAGATGGCAATCAGGAAAATATCACACGACCGTCTCTTTCGGGAGAATCGGAACTACCAAGAACGGTGCTCCGATGCTAATTGAAGAAACGGAAGACACGAGTCCTGACCAATGCTTAGTGGTCTTCAGGACTAGCATTGGCTTCAGAGGAAGTAATTCGCACCAAGGGGATAGGATAGGTTGGATATGCACCTGGTGCGATGCTCAAGGGGAAGAACTAGAACCCCCAAAGCCTTGCCCCAAGTGCGGATATCTCAGCTATACAAAGCCTCGCTTTGCCCCCTTCCCTGGGCAAGTTATTGCAAAAGGGAGAATAGCAGAAGGGGCAGCAGGAAGAATGGGCTCAGGAGAACAAATAATAGCAGTACTAAAGAAGGGGGATATCTTCTCTACCGGGTATACCGGTAGGACGTATGATAGGTTAAAGAGGCATTACTATATATATACTGGGGAGACTATTCTTTCAGTCACCTGGGAAGAAAGAAAAGTTTCCGATATATTTTAGAGGATTAGGAGGTAAGGACAATGATAGAAATGATTCCTAGCTGGGTGTTTAGCGTAGTAGGAAAATTTAAATATCAAGATTACCCTACTGTAGATTTTTTGTGGAATCCGGAAGAAAGACCGGATAAGATTGAGAATAGACTATACATCTACCAACGAGAGAGTAAAGAAACTACAGAAGTAAAATGGTTCGCAGTTAATTGGGATGAGGAAGTTAGAGAAATCAGCAAAGAAGCGGATATAATGGCAGATGATATATACCTAGTCAAAGTAGAAACTGACTGGAGAGAATGGAAAGACCCAAAGAGCAACTGGATGCTGATAAAAATATGGGATTTGAGACAGTCGTAAACTCTACTCATAGAGTCATTCTAAGGTTTGGTTAAGGGTAAAACCTTAATCAAACCTTAATAATTTCTTAAAAATCTCTTAAACTTCTCAATTTATAATATATATATAAAATAAAACAAGGAGGTAAGAAATGAAAAGGATTAGTTTAAGTTTAAGTTTACCGATACGAGATTACAATCTGGGATTTGGAGAACAAGTAAAGATGACAGAGGTCAAAGGGGCGGGTATAACCCGCTCCCTTAAAAAGGAGGAGAAAATGATAGATTTAACAGTTAAATATCCAGAAACAAGGGAGATGAGTATTTATTATTCAGATTTCAGAGATTTTAAAACTTTATCTAGAAACTTGCTCTTCGCAATCTTAGATGGTTGGGTAAGAGTAAGCAGAAGAACAAAGAACTTTATAACAGTAGTGGGAGCAGAAGATGTATTAGCCAGCCTATTTGAAGAGAACCCAGGCTGGTTAAAAGTAGAGGGGCAGGCTTAAGCCTGCCCCTCTACTAAAAAGGAGGAGAAAGATGAAAAAGATTAATTTTACAATCAGTTTACCAAGATGGGTGTTGGACATTATAACATCACAGAACACAGTAGGGGCGGACGTTAAGATTAATTGGACTTCCGGAGAGATTCCGGAAGTAAAGAAAGAGGTTGAAGTTTTAAAAGATGACCCGGTGTTGAAAGGAAGAAGAGTAACCTTCTTTGTCGTAGATGAAGAAGGTTATAGGAGAGAGATAGAGAAAAAGGAAGATATCAGAGAAAGGGATATCTTCTTGGTAAGGGTAGTATTAGGTTGGGCTAAGGAGAGGGGAAAAGACCAGTTTGAGATTACAATTTGGGAAAAGGAGGATTAATAAGATGACAAGAGAGGAAATAGTCAGAAAGCTAGAGGAACTGTATGGAGAGAATGCAGAAGTCAAGGTAAGGGAGCAAAAGCCCCCTTACCTTAAAACATCACGAGACATCTGGATAAACGGAGACCTGATTAATTTTAATCAGGTCGAATGGTTTATCGCTGATGAGAACGCAATTTGGAACGTAAGTGGTTTGGACGAGATAGAAGAGGAGACTCAATATCTCGTCAGCGTTCATTGGAACAGAGATAATGAAATAATATCTCAGAACTGGTTAGTTATCACCTTCTGGGATATTGGGAAGGAGGTATAGAAGATGGTTAAAAGGAGCTTAGTGAAAGGGATTTGGGTTCCAAGAGATTCCCGTCTCTCCTGGCTGGATTACCTTCCGCCGGATATCAAGGAAGTAGTTGAGGAATGGTATATTTTAGACCCGGCAGAAGGCTCTACTGAGGGGTTGGAGATTTATTATTCGCCCCGTAGGAGAGAGTTTTACAAAAGAGAGTGGAGAGATTCGGGAAGAGAGAAACCGGAGTCAGGGAGTTTCGTAAAATTACTTTCAGAGGAAGAGGTGGTTAATTTAATCGTAGAGAAGGGTTTAGCTAGAGAGTTAAACCCGGGCTGGCAGTTGAGTTTAAAATTCAAGGAGCAGGGTTAACCCTGCTCCCCTACCAAGGAGGAAAGATGACCAGTAAAGAAGCAAAAGGACTTTTAAACTTCAGTGGAATCCCTTATAAAGAATTCCGATTCTCCGGAACCTGTCACGGGACAGGTAAAGGATTCCCGCACGTAGAGGGCAGTTATAAAACTGTCCGATACGGGCAGTTGGATTATTTTTACAAGGGAGAGGAAGAGGTGGACGGCTGGAAGAAAATCTACGAGTATAGGCAGCAAGGATGTGCTTGCACTCCTAGCCTATACATCACGATTTATGTCCCGGAGAAATACTGGGAAAGGGCAAAAGAATTACTTGGGGAAGCTCCTATTAGGAGAGAAATACCAAAGCACAGCGGTAGCTGTGCATAAAAGGAGGAGAGAAAGATGGTAAGGATTCCAAAGAATGCTAATCAATTCTTAGATTGGTTTATTGAAAACTATGGTTGCGGAGAGATGGAGAATTACTATTACGAGCAGAATAGGAAAATTCTCCAAGGTCTCTTCTATCTAGTCAGTGAAGCCGGGTTAATGGAACTGGAGTTTTTAGGAAAGGTTTTGCTCCAGCTCAGTGATAAAAGCGGTAATTACCTAGGTCAAGTTATCGATGACCTGGAAAACTTCACAGGAGGTGGAGACTATGACCTTTAGAAAAAGGCAGATAAAACATCTCGAGGACAAGATTAAACTCCTGTCCTACGAGAATTATAGGCTAGAAATGGAAATAGCCTATCTTCGAAAGGAATTAGAACAAAGAGAGGAAAACTTCCAAAGGGACTGGGAAGGAACTCAGTCCTATGGAACAGATTAAGGAGGGAAAGATGGAAAATTATATCAATTGCAGAGTAAGAGAAGTAGACCCCGAAAAAGGATTCTACTTAGAAAACGGATTACTTCTCAGCTGGCAGGCTTTAGAGTTTATGGAATCAGCCGGGAAATTCAAGGGTATAGAATATATCATTCAAGAGGGAAGGGATTTGAAAATTCACCCGGCAATGTATCAGTATTTAAAGTTTTTGAATCAAAAGTAAAAGGAAATCCCCTTCCGGAATTCCGGAAGGGGATTTTTTTTGCATTTTTAGTGATATTTATGATATAATATCTGAATAAGGAGGTAATAAAAGATGAAAAAATTTGATTTAACCGATTGGGTCAGGGTTGCTATGTATGCTGCCTTATATACGGCTCTGACAATCGTTTTTGCGCCGATTTCTTATTATTCTATTCAGTTTAGGATATCTAATGCCCTTCTTGCTGCAGTATTTTTAGACCCAGCTGCAATATTTGGGGTTACTTTTGGACTAATAATAGCAGGACTTTATGGAGGGCTAGGGGTTTTTGACTTCTTAGTTATTCCTATTTTGTCTATACCGATGTATTATATGGTTTGGCGCTATTGTAAAAATTATTGGCAAGCAGTATTAGTAGCAACGATTTTCGACGTATTAGTTATCGGTCCAATTGTGTTTAGTTTGATAGGGTTGTCCTGGTATTTAGGTAGTTTTTGGTTGAGCCTAGGGGATTTAGGAGTGTGGGTAATCTTAGGATATCCCTTATACAAAGGTTTGAGAAAAATTTATAAGCAGAGAGGAATATCTGATAAATAATCTTTATTTTATATCCCCAGGACTTCTCTTTTTGGGTATAATAATATGGTATAATAAAAACAAATGAAATTATATTTAATATCACAACCAGAGTGTCTTAAACGTTTAGAGATGGCAGGGATTAATGGGATAAAGAGAACATTGATAAGTTATCTTGACCTCGATAAGAGTTATCCCCTTCTTAGAGACAGTGAAATTGTAGTAGACTGTGCAATGTTCAGAAGGAGGAAAAAACCTTTAACCCGACAAAATTTGTATCAATACCTTGACGAATATGTTGCGGTAATCAATAGACATAGAGACAAAGAAAACATAAAATGGTATGCTGAAATGGATTATTATGGTTACTTCCCGGAACGTGTAATTGATGATATTAGAAAAGAATTAGAGACTCAGACAGGGGCATATATCCTGCCTGTTTATCATAGATTTCAGCCGATAGAAAAATGCTATAAATTAGCAGATAAATATCCCTATATAGGGATAGCGGGATTAGTAGAAGAGAAAACCTTTTTAAACCTTGCAAGGAATAAGATAAAAACGCATCTTTTTGGGATAACGGCATCAGATTTATTATTGCAATATCCTGTTTATTCGGCGGATAGCTCTAGCTGGTGGAGATATTTAATATTTAGGTCGGGGATAGTAGGAAATATAACCGCAAGACTTCCAAGGCAAGTAGATTGTTTAAGTTATTGCACTGATACTTTAACCTATTATAACCTAGTAGAGGAATATATAACGAGATATTGGAAAGAGAGGGGAATAGACTATGGAGATTAAAAAAGTACCGATAAACCGAATCAAGCTTGCCGATTGGAATCCGAAATACAATTCGGAATATCTCAAGGAGAAACTGAAGCAGTCAATCCTATATGAAAACAGTCCTGGTGTTTTAGCAGTAAGGGAACTAGATAATGGGGATTATGAGGTAATAGATGGGAATCATAGGCTTATTGCATTATTAGAGCTAGGTTACAAAGAGGTATGGATAGAGAACCTGGGGAAAATAAGTGATGAGAAGGCATTGATGGTATTCTGGCAGAGGAATGAAATCTGGTTTCCGATAAAATATGATATCGCTATTCCAAAGCTAATAGAAGAAGACTTGCTGGAACTGGCTAATAAAACATCACCGAAAGAGATTAGGCTTACCCCTAGGATAGAAATAGAAAAAGAAGAAGACATTGAAATCTCTCCTACTCATTTTGTAGCAATAGAACTGGACGGAGAGCTTGCAGAATGGGTAGCTAAAAAGGCAGATGAGGACAATATCCCCATTGCAGAGGAGGTTCTGAAGATTGTCAGAAATAAAATTAGTACCGATTGAAGAACTGAAAGAAGCAGATTGGAATCCGAAAAACTTCTCAGAAACACTATTGAGAAAGCTAGAAGAGTCGATAAAATATGAGAATGGTTATGGGGTTTTAGCAGTAAGAAGAATAAACAATCAATATGAGGTTATAGATGGCAATCACAGGCTGAGAGTTTTAAAAAGGCTTAATTATAAGGAGGTGTGGATAGAGGATTTCGGGGAAATAGATTTTAGGACAACATATCTCATCTTTTGGCAAAGAAATCAGCTCTGGAATCCTATCAACTACCAAGAGTTATTTGAGCTTATAGATAAGCATAGTATGAACCTGAAAGAGCTAGAAAAAACTATTCCAGTCCCTAGCCGTTCAGAGAAAGTAAGATTACCCGGGAAAGATGAATACGTTAAACTTCTCATAGGCTTAGACGAAGAACTGTATAATATTTTATCTTCCCGAGGCAATCCGAAAGAAGTGATAATAAACATCTTAAGAGAAGTCAGAGAAAATGAGCTGGCTAGACCAGGTTGAAAACAATTTATGGCTAGAAGAGGTAATAAAAGAAATCTTAACTCCAAGAGAGGCGATAATTCTTATCTTGCATCGGGGATTATTTGGTGCACCGGTATGCACTTTTGCTGAGTTAGCTTTTATCTTCGGAATTTCTAGGCAAAGGGCTCAGCAGATAGAAGCTAGGGCAGTTAAGAAACTTAAAACCTACTGCAAAAACAAAGACGTAATTTAGTAGGGAGAAAAAGTCTATAGAATGTCAGTTAAAACGTTTTAAATCATTCGCTGTGGCGTTTTTGAATAACCTTAGACCATTTACCTATAACCTATACCCTAGAGGGGTATTTTTGACCTTCTTTTATGCCCAAGAAGGGCATTCTAGAGGAGAGGAAATATAAAGAATTCTTTTACAACTTCTCAAAGGATTATTTTTATAAAGGAATCTTTCTAAAGTTTTCAAAGGATTATTTATAAAAAGGAATCTTTCTAAAGTTTTCAAAGGATTATTTTTATAAAGGAATCTTTCTAAAGTTTTCAAAGGATTATTTTTATAAAGGAATCTTTCTAAAGTTTTCAAAGGATTATTTTTATAAAGGAATCTTTTACAAGTTTTCAAAGGATTATTTATATAAAGGAATCTTTTACAAGTTTTCAAAGGATTATTTATATTGCGTTTTTGAAATAAAATGGAAATATCTCATTAATTTATGTGATATAATAGAAGAAAAGAGGTAAAAAAAGATGGGTGAAATATGGGAAAGGCAAGAAAAAGAAGGAATTAGGGCTTATGAAGCGTTTTGTTACTATAGAGATTTGGGGACTGGAAGAAGTCTAGACAAGGCTTACCAGCGTTATTTAGAAATCAAGAAGGGCTCAAAAGATGTTCAAGGGAAAAGAGCAATACCTAAGTGGAGAGAGTGGTCGGTAAAATATCATTGGGTGGAAAGATGTAAGGCATATGATGAATACCTAGAAAGAGAAAGAAGACGGATAAATGAAGAAGAAATCTTTGAAATGTATAGACAGCACGCCCTGATAGCTAATGGGTTTCAAGAAAAAATCGTAAAAAGATTAAACACTATGGACGTAGAAGAGTTGTCCCCTTCCGATATGGCAAAGTGGTTTGATGTTGCGACGAGGGTTGAAAGAATCAGTAAAGGAGAACCGGTGGAAATATTGAGGGAGAAGACGGAGGTAAACCTTAGTGGAGATATTAATATCAAATATACGGAAAGAGTCAAGGAGTTAATAAATGAACTTACTTACCAGCTTGCAGAACAATCCGATGCAAGTGATGAGCTTATCCCCGGCAGGACTGGCGATATACAATACAAAGGGGAAATGGAAGATGGTAAGTCATTTGATGATGATAAATGATGCATTACTGGATATAGCAAGCGGGAAGATAAAGCGTCTAATGGTATTTATTCCGCCGAGGCACGGAAAAAGTATGCTTATATCGCAATACTTCCCTGCTTGGTATTTGGGAATGTATCCGGAGAAAAGAATTATTTTATCTTCTTACGAGTTTGAGATTGCTGCTTCCTGGGGAAGAAAGGCAAGAGAAGTATTCCGGGAAACTGGGCAGGAATTCTATGGGCTTAAAATCAATGATGATGCTTCAGCGAATAACTGGTGGGAAATTAAACATCATAACGGGGGAATGGTTACTGCTGGAGTAAGGGGAGCAATAACTGGAAAAGGGGCTAATGTTCTTATCATTGATGACCCGGTTAAAAATGCAGAAGAAGCAAGAAGCAAG